ATTCTTCGTATTCGAAGTTTTTAAGCTCGTGTATACCCACTGCGTTTAAGAATTAGCCTACTGCGTTTAATGATTAACGCCCTTGACCTCTATAAGCTTTCTTGTGTCCTCTCTTGCCTGGTGATGCATTTTTAGAATGCACACCTGGTCTTTTTGTTTTACCGCCTCCTCTGTATAGACTATCTATCTTCTTTGCCACTTTTCTTATTCTTTTCCCAAGTTCTACCTACGAAGTAAGCTCCATAAACCGTTATAAGTAAGCTCTGGAATATTGGAACGTACTGCTCCTGTACCTTAAATCCCCCTATATTACCATCCGTAAAAGCTAGTAGGGTAAACATCACTGTCAGGAATACCAATACAAGAGGACGTATGTTCTTTGATAAGAACGAGTCCGATTGCATATCGTACTTCCAACGCTCCGTTACTTGGTCCTGTGCCTCCTTGTCAGCCTGCTCAAGCAGCTCCTGAAGCTTCTGCTTGGCTTCTAAGCGTTCTTCGTCACTTGTGTGGAGGTTGTCTATTACTTTCCCAATATCATTCAGTAAACCGCCTGTAATGGCTTGAAATAGCTTCTTCATTAGTATAACCAAGTTAAGTTTTGTGATTTGTCTGTGTCGATATCAGCGTGAATAAAGTTTTTGGCAACCCCAATGCGTTTAAAGCCTACGTCTAAAAGGCAGGTAATTAAGTTGTGTCTGTCTCTTGAGTTATCGCAATGGATATCCACAGCCAATCCTTTGAGATGGCTGCTGGATTCTACACCACCAACCTCTTCATTCCAGAAAGGCGTTCTGAACCCACTAGTTATGTGAATGGGCTTGTCAAACTTATCTCTAGCCTCATCAAGCATCACCAAAATACGCTTGTCCATCATCTGACCACTACCTTGTACATCAGGACTGTCAAACTCTGAATAGTTAAAGTATCTTAACATAAACCGCAATAAATACAAATATCACACATTATTTCTTCTTTTTTAACTCGTACCACTTTTGAACCGTGTAGCCAATAGTAACAACAAGTAAAAGTATCTTAAGACTATCTTCTAATACATCCATAGTGCTGACTGTTATAGCTGATAAGTTGATTGCATAAAGTTTAACCGAGTTTAAGTCCATAATTAAAAGTTTCTACCTAAAAAGGTGTGTACACCGTTTCCTTCAACGGTTATTTCGTAAGACTTCCATCCATAAGGACTTTCATCTAAATCGTTCCACAGCACGTCTATGCTGTACTTGTCTGCGTATTCAGGCTCTACTGACCACTCATCGTTTTCATCATCCCACACAGGCTCATTCGTAATGATATGTCCTATATGGACAATAGCGTGGTTGCCCTCCAAGTAAGAGTGTCCGTCTATCTCGCTATGTGGAAGTGAGGCAATCTTTTGCTCTGCCTGTTCCTTTGAGTTAAACTCGTATTTCTTGAATAGTTCCATTACGTTGTTAGTGTTGTTAGTTCTGCGTCTGTTAGTGCTTCGTTAAATACCATTAGTTGATGTATTTTAGCAAACATATTTTGTGAGCCACTTGTTGCTCTATTTTCAAAATTAACTCTATCTAAACCGCTTAATGTAAATGCTTCAGTTCTTGTCAGTACTTTAGTTCCATTTATAAAGCAATCTGTGTTGCCTGATTTATACTTTATAGCTATTTTATTTCTATTTTTTGGCGTTTGACCGCTTACCGCTACACTACTAAAGAAAGTGTTGTTTGTGCTTCCTGCGGAAAAAGCTATAACTCCTGCAACAGTTGTAAATTCTATACTTACAAAATCTGTACTTCCGTCTGAAAGTGATATTTTTCTTGCGGTTGTTCCGTCTCCTAATGCTTCTAAATCAGCAAACAAAACACCCTCGCTATCGTTAAATAAAGCATCATCTCCACCATTTATACATCTATCTTGTGTTCTTGTAAGTACAGCACCTGTTGTTTCGATTACACTTGTACTGTATGTACCTTCTTCTAATTGCGCACCCCATACAGCTATTTTATCACCTGAAACACCACTTACCTCAATATCTACAAATATATTAACACCGAAATTGGTTGGTGTTACATTGTCTTTTGTATATCTCACCCATTCATCGGTAGGTGTAATACTAACCTGTGTATCTGTAACCCCAAAAGATACGGTAGGGTTTCCACTTAATTTTTTAATGTATACAGAAGCTGACCTAACTGTACTAAAATTTGTGTGTGTTGTAAAAAATCGTAGTGTAGAATTGTCGCTACCTGTTTTTTTAATAGTTGCTGCTGTATTTGAACCGTTAGGTGCTACCGCATCATTATTAGTAGTTGTTTCACTTCCATTCAAATCTGTCCAACCTTCTAAATCTCTTGATTTGGATATTTGGTTAGTCCTCTGTGGCTCTAATAGTAAAGTAGGGTCTTGTGGGTTTGTAGGGTTGTAGTCAAGCCTTGCTTGGTTTGCTAATACGCTTTCAACTAAACCGTCTTTGTTTACTCTTGTAGCATCTGCATCTACTGACACGGTAAAATCCCCTGCGGTAGTATTAGGCACAACTGAATACAATTCAGCATCAGCAGCCTTGTAACCGCTAGGTATCTGTACTAATGTAGCTTTTTGATATATGTCAGCTAGAGCCATTATTCATCTGTTTCCTCCTCTTTACTCTCGTTGAATATCTTTACGATTTCCTGTACCTGTGCTATGTAAGCAATAGGCAAAGAGTTAAGAATTGCGTTTATACGTTGTATTTGTTCGTCTGTAATTTGCATTAGCCTTTTAATAATTCAACTTCTGCCTTTAAATCTTTTATAGCTTGTACAAGAATAGGGACAAGTTTTCCGTAACTCATTTCTAACTTTTCAGGGTTTTCGTCATAGACAAGTCTTAATGTATCATCGTCTACTGACTGCACCTCTTGTGCTATAAATCCAAAATCTTTTTTGCCTTTGTTGGCTGAATAAAATTCTTCTCCGTCTTTATCCGTTTCTGCTCTATTATCCCAAACAAACTCTCTTGGTTGTAGGCTGTCGATAAAGTCTAAACCATAAGAGATGTTTTTTATATCTGTTTTATCTCTTTGGTCAGATAATGAAGTTATAGAGGTAACCGCACAACGTAAAGAAGCAACGGATGAGTTACCTAATGTTATTTCGTTACTAACAGAACCGCTGCTAGAAACTGCAGAATACCCTATATTAGTTATATTGTCTCCAGTTGCTCCGCCACCAGTTGAAGCACCTATACAAGTCCTTCCAAATCCACTTACATTAGCGTCGTCTGCGGCATATCCTACCGCAGTGTTCATAGGGCTAAAAGTTTGATTTTGTAGAAGCAATGCATTAACTCCAATTGCTACTGTTCTACCATCGCTTGTTGCAGCACCTAAAGCATTTGCACCAATAACAACATTGTCATTGCCATCAGTATTTACATCCATTGCTGATGAACCAATTACTGTGTTTCCATTTCCAGTTGTTATAGCATTTCCAGCACCTTCACCAAATACTACGTTATTTGCCGGATTGCCACTTAAACCACTTGGCACGTTAGAAACATATACCGATGTTCCGTCTACCGCACAATCACTTAATCCATTCAAGTCTGATGCACCTCCGCCACCTAAATTATCAGGTGCTATCCTTACGTTATCAGTACCATCGTAACCTACTACGAAGTCTACGTTTGCACTATCTGTTTTGAGCGTAAACTCACTAAATTTTTTATTTGCCATTTTTTTATTCTTCTATAATTATATTGTCTCCATTTTCAGCTATTAGGAAATCTCCGTTTTCTGCTGTAACTCTGTTAAGGGTTTCTGCAATACTTTGGTAAATACTTCCCCAAGTGCTACTTACAAATCCCCAGTATGTTGTTTCGTATATCTTTCCGAACGCCATTATTTCTCTCTATATTTTTTATAACAAATAGCCAATGCTTGGTCCTTACCGTATTCCGAACTTATTTGGACAATACATCTTTGTATAAATTCCCTTTGCTCTTCTCCTGATTTTGGTTCTGGTATTGGCATATACTTAAAAACTGCTTTAGCTTAATTATGTTTTGTTTCTTTGGTTTATATCTCATAATACCCATCCGTTAAAATTATCTGACTTGTCAGGATACATTCCGTCTTGGCTAGAATCATTATATTCGGGATAGCTACTACTGTTGTCAATTATGTAATCTAAAAACCGTCTAGTGTAGAACTGAGCTTTACTCTTTGAGTTCTCTACCAGATAGTGTATCTCTTCCATCGAAGGAGTCTCTGAGGACTCACTTCGATGTTTATAAACACCTCCGTTACTTACTTGGTAAGATGCAAACATATAATAGTCTGACTGTGCAAACCAAATTAGCATCGGTGTTATATAGTCGTTCAGGAGTGTCTTGTAGGCTGCATTCGCAGGGTTGTCTATAGTGCCACCAGTAATCAGCGATGATATCTTGTCGTATAGACTTGTACCCAGATAGTTCTGGATATGTATATCTTGGCTGACCTCGATGAACTGAATAAACTTATCAGCATCTACAGAGCCTCCCACAAGAGACTTTCTCCTTAAGTCGTTAGTCGTTACGAACAGTGCCTTCGCCATCTTCTTTCTTTTTAAATAGTGATTTTACTCGGTCCATTGCAGACAACTTCTCACCTGTTTCTTCCTCACGTTTAATTTTAGTTTCGATATTGTCTAATTGAGTAAACTCAATCGGCTGTAGAGTAACGAAGTATAGGTTGAGGTCAATCTCATTGAACATCAATATAGTCTTCAAACACTCTATAATCTTTTCCTGGAATGGGCGTATAACAATGTTATCCATAAGAACTGAAGCGGTCCTTAGCTCCTCTGCGTTATTACCGAACCCTGTATTATCCTTGATTCCAAGAAGTATCGGAGAAACAACTCTGTGACCGAGCATAATCTTTTCACGAGCCTCATCAGCAAGGAACTGATACTGTGCGTGTGCATCTGGGAGGTGTATAGGCTCTATGTCCGCTTGACGGTCTGGGTCTTCATTGAACGCTAAAATGAACTTACCTGAGTTGGATGTCCCTCCGAATTTATCTTGGATTTTGCTTTCAATTAGTTGTTGAGCTTCTTCATCAGGAACTCCGTTGTTGAAGTTAATCAGTAATGATGGTTGTAGACCGTTTAGTATATTGTTAATGTGGTAGTTAGATACCTCTTCTTCTAATGAGCAATACTGTAAACATCCTTGATAGTCTACAGGGGCATAGTAATAGAATCCAGGTCTATATGGCTTAATCACATAAAGCTCCCTTAATTCACTATCCTTTCCGTTTCCGAATGTTGGTATTCTCTTTGGGCTGTCAGATGGCTTATACTCATTCCACTTTGGGTGGTAGTAATACGCTCTTATCTTTCCTTCGTCTGCCTTTTCCGCTCTTAGCGTTTCCATAGGGAAATGCGTAAGAGATGTAATTCTAGTTTTACTTTTATTATATACAACTTGAATAGCACCTTGACCAAGTAGTTTGTAATCATTAACTATCTTTTTTACCTCTTCGTCTTTTAGTATCATTTTAAAACGAGCAAACATCTCAGGCTTTTCTTCGCTGTCTGTCGCATTAAGCCCTCTTCCGTAAATCATATCTACAATACCATTGATACAGCAAGAGTTTGTTGGGCTGCTCAGGTAATTGTCAATTAGTCCTCCAAAGTAATTGTTATCCTCCCCATAGGTAACCCAATCATTTCTGTAGTCCTCCTTAATTTCAGGAATAGTATAGCCCTGTAGGTTTACTACTCTAATTGTTCCTGTTGGTTTATTCTTTCTAGGCATATTATATTGTTATATATTTTTCTCCAGTAGGAGCAGCACTATGCTCTGTGTATTTCCCTGTGTTTAGTGTGTGCTTTTGCGTTCTGTCGGTTTGTGCCGTAACATAAACCTTGTCCCTAAACAACAGTGTAGAGCCTTGCTTCAGCTCCATAAAATAAATACTACCTTCAGAAAGTATTGAGAATGTACAAGGGATGCTTATGTAGTTACCCACTATCGTTGAGGTAAGGTTTGTAAGGGTCTCTGTAGTTCCCGTTCCATCTCTAGTAATCACCAAAGTAAGATTGCTAGCCTCGACATAAGTTCTTGGTATAATCTTAATTATTTGTGAATCCGTGGATGGAAGTAATACTTTCATATATATATAACTCAAAGATGTATTATTTGTTTACAAAAAAGCCCCACCGTAAAGGTGAGGCTTACTGCGTTTAAGAACCTACTATGTTTAAGAGTTAGTTCCTTCAGTTACAATTACAGTAGCACTTGACATTCCTGCATATGGGTCAGTAGCCGTTGGGCTATCAACAAAGTTAGCAGGCGCAGTTTCCTGTGCAGTAAACGTAAGTGTATATCCGCTAAGGTCTCCCATTGTAGCACCCGTTACGATTGTACCACCAGATACATCAGCACCGTGTTCTAAACCTACAACCATTACGTTTCCGTTATAGTCTTCTACAGCAATGTGAGGGCGACCAGCAGCCAAGATTTTAATCTCTTTGTGGTCTTCCTTACTTAGTTTGTGTAGGGTTAGATTTAGTGTTTGCTCATAAAAAGAAGTTCCATTCTCACGAGAAGCATTGATAGTTTGCTCAAGAGAAGAGTTTCCTT